CCATGTCTAATTGCCACTGTCTGGCCATCCCTGAATAATGTGATATTGATCACACTTTATTACCAGAGCAACTTTTTTCTGCAAAAAGGCCTAAATATTTTCTGCGTAGTTCGTCAGCCGACGATTACTAACATGGCTTGAGTGTGTCTTTTAATAAGACGTAATCTTTATGGCTGATGAACTTTTGCGTTTATGTAGGTCAATGGTCTCACTGCAGATACTCAACCCCTGAGTGTTATTACCCGGTCGCTCATCAAGAGCGCTCTGACGGAGGATTAATGGATTTCTGGACCCTTTTCCAGGTGTTGATATTAGGTGCGGTAGAAGGCCTGACCGAGTTCTTGCCGATCTCGAGTACCGGCCACCAGATCATCGTCGCCGATTTGCTGGAATTCGGCGGCGAACGCGCCATGGCGTTCAACATCATTATTCAACTGGGTGCCATCCTTGCCGTCGTCTGGGAGTTTCGACCGAAGATCTTCGACATCATCAAAGGCCTGCCCACCGAACGTAATGCCCAACGCTTCACCCTCAACTTGCTGATCGCTTTTCTGCCTGCCGTGGTCTTGGGCGTATTGTTCGCCGATGCGATCCACGAATACCTGTTTAACCCGATCACCGTTGCCGTGGCCCTGGTCGTCGGCGGCATCATTATGTTGTGGGCCGAACAGCGCAGCCATGTGATCAGCGTCGAACACGTCGACGACATGCGTTGGTCCCACGCACTGAAAGTCGGATTCGTACAATGCTTGGCGATGATTCCCGGCACCTCACGCTCCGGCTCGACCATCATCGGCGGTCTGCTCTTCGGCCTGTCGCGCAAAGCCGCCACCGAATTTTCGTTCTTCCTCGCCATGCCGACCATGGTCGGCGCCGCCGTGTACTCCGGCTACAAATACCGCGACCTGTTCCAGCCCAACGACCTGCCGGTCTTCGCCCTTGGCTTCGTCACCGCATTCATCTTCGCGATGATCGCCGTGCGCGGCTTGCTCAAGTTTATTGCCAACCACAGTTATGCCGCGTTCGCTTGGTACCGGATCGCGTTTGGTTTGTTGATTCTGGCAACGTGGCTGTTTGGCTGGGTCAACTGGACCGCAGCAGCGGCCGCCTGATCACTGGGCGCTGATCAACGCCGCAACGGCGAGATCGTTTAACGCCGAATCCGACGACTCCTGGCGATAGCGCTGCAAGGCCGAGGTGAAATACGCAGCCTGCAGCATCCCGTCGCTGGCGAGATAGAGTCGCGCGTCTTCCTGTTCTTCAGCAGAGTAAACACGCTTGTGACTGTCGGTCGTTTCTTGGCTAGACGAAATAGGTGCAAGGATTAAAGACACCAAAGTGAAGCCGGAAAACTGCGTCACCTCCCACGGCGTATCGGTACGGCCCATGCAAAAGCCATCGCAGTGTGCATAAACGTCGCAAGTGAAGCTGAACGAAGCGAGGAGGGTGAAACGCTTGAAAGCAGAAAAACTAAACGCGGGCATAAACAAAAGACATCCTGTCAGTACATCAAAACGCCGGGCAACGCTCATGCGTCGCCCCCACACTCAAACCTTCAATCAACGACCTTCAAGCAACTCAGCCGCCTGATCCAGCAACGCCAGCGGATCCTTGGCCTTGTGAATATCCACCGACAACAACTGACGGAATTTCCGCGCCCCCGGGAACCCCGTGCCTAGGCCCAGCACATGCCGCGTGATGTGATGCATCGCCCCACCGGCCTGCAAATGCTCGGCTATATAAGGACGCAACTGCGCCAACGCCTCAGCCCGACTGATCACCGGCGCCGAACTGCCAAACAACTGCTGATCCACCTCCGCCAGCAAATACGGATTGTGATAAGCCTCACGCCCCAACATCACACCGTCGAACGTCTGCAAATGCTCATGGCAAGCCTCCATCGTCTTGATCCCGCCATTCAGCACAATCTCCAACTCCGGAAAATCCGCCTTCAGCTGCGCCGCCACGTCATAGCGCAACGGCGGAATGTCGCGATTCTCCTTCGGCGACAACCCCTCCAGAATCGCAATCCGCGCATGCACGGTAAAACTCGTACACCCGGCATCGCGCACTGTGCCGACGAAATCACACAACTCCTCGTAACTGTCCCGACCGTTGATGCCGATGCGGTGCTTTACCGTTACTGGAATCGATACCGCATCACGCATTGCCTTTACACAGTCCGCCACCAGTTGCGGGTGCCCCATCAGGCAGGCGCCGATCATGTTGTTTTGCACACGATCGCTTGGGCAGCCGACGTTTAGGTTTACCTCGTCGTAGCCGTGTTCCTGGGCCATGCGGGCGCAGGCGGCCAAGTCCAACGGAACGCTACCGCCGAGCTGCAAGGCGAGAGGGTGCTCGGCTTCGTTGTGACGGAGGAAACGCTCGTGATCGCCGTTGAGCAGCGCGCCGGTGGTGACCATTTCGGTGTAGAGCAGGGCGTTCTTCGACAGGAGGCGTAGGAAGAAACGGCAATGGCGGTCAGTCCAATCCATCATAGGCGCAACGGAAAACCGCCGAGATAGCGCAGGGCTTGAGTTTACTGGCTTGGAGCGGTTGTTTGGTACCATTTGGCTCAACGTATTTATAGCGTGTTTTTAGGCGTTTTCAGGCGTTTTTTCGATGGCGCTGGTACAATGTACCAATCACTTTCGGAGTTGTACCAGTCGACTATGGCTACGATCAGAGCACGAAAACGCACCGATGGCTCAGTCAGTTACACGGCACAGATACGCCTGTTTCGCGATGGAGCGCAAGTCTACCAAGAGAGCCAGACCTTCGCCCGGAAACAGGCGGCACAAGCGTGGGTGCGGCGACGTGAGGCAGAGCTAGATCAGCCTGGTGCGATTGAGCGGGCGAACCGCAAGGGCGTCACCGTACAGGACATGATCAAGCAGTACCTGGATGAAATGGAGAAAGTCCGGCCGTTGGGTAAAACTAAGGAATCCACCCTAAATGCTATTGCGGCGACGGAGTTTGGCCAGACCGTTGATTCGGCTATCAACAGTCAACGATTGGTGGATTTTGCACTCTGGCGAATGAGTAAAGAGGGTGGCGGCGTCCAGCCGCAGACGGCTGGCAACGATCTGGCGCACCTTGGGGCTGTCCTTTCGATTGCGCGTCCCGCTTGGGGGTATGAGGTAGACCCTCACGCGATGTCGGACGCTCGGAAGGTGTTGAGGAAGCTCGGTTACAACATGAAAAGCCGCGAGCGAGATCGGCGGCCAACCAAGGACGAGCTGGATAAGGTGCTGGAGCACTTTTTAGGTATTCAGCAGCGTCGCCCTAGTTCGATCAACATGCTCAAAGTCACCGGCTTCGCATTGTTCTCCACTCGTAGGCAAGACGAGATCGGTCGAATGCTTTGGGAGGACGTCGATGAAGAGCGTCATCGGGTGATGGTGCGGGACATGAAGAATCCAGGCCAAAAGATTGGCAACGATGTTTGGTGTCACCTCCCGGATGAAGCTTGGCGCATTCTGAAGAGCATGCCAAAGGAGCGTGCAGAGATTTTCCCCTACAACTCGTCATCGATCGCCACTGCTTGGGCAAAGGCGTGCAAGTTTCTGATGGTTGAAGATCTGCACTTCCACGATCTGCGGCACGACGGTGTGAGCCGGTTATTTGAAATGGACTGGGATATCCCGCGAGTGGCCAGTGTTTCCGGGCATCGGGATTGGAATTCATTGCGTAGATACACCCATCTGCGCGGGCGAGGTGACCACTATGCCGAATGGCCGTGGTTAGAGAGGATCATTCAGGCGCCCGTGAAGCTGGGCGCCTGGGGTAAGCAGTGAGTTAACTGGCTCGGCGGTATCCGTTGAGCTGGTTGAATTCTTTCACCGCAGCTTCCCGTTGCAGATCAAGGTAGGCCGCCAGATCAGTGATGTGGATACCTTTGGCGCTTTTCTGACTCGGCTCCAGCCTGGTGATTGGGATTTTGATCTGCCCGGCCATGACCTTGCGCTGGAACATATCGGTGGTCAGGTGCGTAAAGTAGTCCTTACAGACCATGTCCAATGGGATGATCGCCTGGCCGTTGTACTGAGCCATCAGGATGAAAGCAGTGTTCATTTTTTCTCCTGGGGTGCGGGTTGATCCTGTTGTTCTCTGCTGTTTTTCGACCACTCCAGCGCTGCCTGCTTCCACGACCGACGCATCCATGCTGCGAAACCCGCTTTATAGGCGTAATGCTCGCGGGCGAACGTGTCAGATGTACTTGCTGCTCGTGTCCTAATGTACGTCACGCGCTTTTTGCAGTACTGCAGGCCTTCAGGTATTGGAAACTCTTTCTCGAACTCGGCGCGCTCGTCGATCTGGACTACGTCGATGGCCATCCTTATCGGTCTTTCGAGAATGCATTCAGGGTGCGTACACCCCACAGCAGGCTGCGCGGGCGGGCGATTCTGAGCGGTTAGCGTTGCATTGGGTGTGGCTGCCTCGCGCAGCTTTTCGTGGGGTATAAGCGCCTCGGTGGTGCTGCAGGAAGGGGCAATAATGCCTGCTGCTGCGCAGCAGAGGCTGTTTGTTTCTGGCGTGTCGACGCTCACTGCTTCGCAGAGCAAAGCGGTCTTGGATTGGGTGTTGTGCTGGTCCATTTGCATGCCGCTTTCCTCCGAGGTTCGATTGCGGGTTGGTTCGTCCGCCGCTAATGAGGCGTATGCCGTGTCGCGGTGGGTGTTGGAGTGGGTAATGATCTCGCTCATGCGGCGTCTCCCACATCAAAGGGAGCCAGTTGCTCAGTCATGTCGAGAGCTCGGTCGCGCAGTGCGCGAGTGTCGCGCTCCAGTTTTTTGCCTGTGCGGAATGCACTGAATGTCTCGGCGGCAATGCGAAGTTTCTCGGCGATTTCCAGAAGTGCTAAGCGCTCGGGGCCTCCGAATGCCATCGCTATCTGCAGACGTTTGCAGTGTTGCGACAACCGGGTGTGGTCGGCTTTGATGAAGTCGAGAGATGCCCTCAATTCGCGAACCGTCTTGGCGCTTTCGGCACGCTGGATATCGTCGCTTTCTTTCGCGCCGGCGGATCTGCCGTCGCTATGCCCCATGAAGTAGCCAGCCCAAACTAATAGCCCGGCCAGCGTGATCAGAACGATGAGTGCGCAGATCTGTATTGCAGTCATGTGGTGTGCTCCTGGTGAAGTCTTCGGCTGGTGGTGGCAGCCATTCGGTTTGGGTGTTACTCGTTGGTGTCGTCCTGCTGTCGCTGCATGTCTTCGTCGGCCTTGTAGGCGCGGATGTCGATCAGGGAGGCGACGTGCCGGATGTGTGCGTACTTCGGTGCCTTGCGGCTGGTGTCCAGCGTGGTGATGGGGAGCTGGATGCGGCCGCTGCTGATCTCGGCGACGAAAGACTGCTCGTTGAGGTTGCGGAAGTACTGCTCACGCACTTTATCGAGCGGTATCAGGACGTCGCCGAAGATGCGGTAAAGCAATTCGACGGTGGCTGACTCCGGTGCCGGGTGCAGGCGTAGCGGGTTTTGTGCTGTGTTACTCATGGCTTTGTTGGGCCTCCTTGCGTTGTTTTCTGGCCGGGTGATTCCAGGCGTTCAGGCAGTGGCGTTTGGTCAGCTCGCGCAGATGTTCGGGCACTTCGAGGAGCGCGGCGTTGCGCTCCTCTCGTGTCCGCATGGCAATGATCTGGCGTGCGTATTCCCTAGGCCACGTCACGGTTGTCTGCCGGTATGGCAGGTAGGTCGATGTCCAACTGTTCCGCCAGCCAGCGGATGCCGGGTTGTTTTATCCGGGTCGACTGGCTGTACTGCATGCCGAGCTGGTCGTGGTACCACTGGCCGTCCTTGATTCGCAGGTAGTCGCGATCACGGTTGGGGTAGGCCGGTAGGTTCCGCTCGTTGAGCAGACCTTTTTCACGCATGCGTGCGATGAGCTTTGGCCGGGTCAGGCCGAGGTGGGTTGCGGCTTGGGCGAGGGTGCGTTCCATGGTGTGCCCCTCATGCCGCGTGCGCGGCTGGGGTGGCCGCAGCAGCAAGATGGTTGATGGACTCGCTTACCTTGACGTAGATCTCTGCATCGCTGCCGTACACGGTGAAGCACCGGGTGTGCGGGCTTTTGTTACCGATGCTAAGGATGGTGGTGACGCCTGAGCGCGATTGAGTGCGGTGCAGCGCAACCTGGAGTGGGTAGTCGAAGCCCATGTCGAGGCTCAGCACGCCGCCGGTGCGCACCAGCTCGAACACCCGCTGCTTATCCGATACCTCGAAGCGGCCGTATTCGCGGCTGGCGTGGGGACGATGCAGCAGGTCGCTGGTATTGCTCGCGTCGAACGGGCCGTTGGCGATCTCCTCAATGAAGTCTGCCAGCTTGAGATGCATCTTCTTTTCGTTCGGTAGGGTCAGCGTGTGGCGTTCGCTGCCCAGCTCCACGACGAAGGTGCTTTCCGAGATGCCACGTTCAACCTTGAGGCGAAACGCCAGGCACTCGCGCCTAGGCGCAGTCCGCAGGATGTGGTTGAAGGTCTCGGTCAGGTTGACCTGGGCATTGAGCAGCTGCAAGGTGCGGTTGTCAATTTTGTACTTGATCATGCTGCATGCCCTCCGCCGTTCGGATTGAATGGGGCAGGAGTGGTGCGCACTGTCAGCTTCGGTTTGCTGATGGCGAACGCGCAGCCGTGCTCGCGGGCTAGGCGCCGGATCTCAAAGATTTGGAAGGGGTTGGCGGCGGCCGGGTGGACGTGCAGGGTTGCTGTGGTGTGCATGGTATTGCCTCGCTCTGTGGTGGAAGAGTGAGGCAAATATCAACCAATGGTTGGTTTGTGTCAACAACCAATGGTTGATGTTTTCGGCTGCGTATGAATTTGCTGTCCAGAAACGTGAGATTTATGATGTGATAATGATGGCCACAGGCTGCTCTGCATTGTGAAGTTGATAACAATTATTGATAGGGAAATAAAAGAGTGGCAAAGCCAAGAATCTTCGTGTCGTCAACCTGTTTTGATCTTGGGGTCATTAGATCCGAGCTCAGGCCCTTTATTGTCAATATGGGGTACGAGCCTATTATGAGTGATTATTCGGATATTTTGTACGATCCGCGATCACACACTCATGATAGCTGTATCAAAGAAGTCCCCAATTGCGATGTTTTGCTTCTTGTTTTGGGCCAAAGGTTTGGCGGTACTGCCACTCCCGCTGCGTTGGAGGGATTCGATTTTGAAGCGCTAGCTAAAACCAGTTCAAGTAACGGGATTTTGACGGAGCATACAAATCTATCGATCACTCAGCTGGAAGTTCTAAAAGCTATCGAGCACTCGATACCTATATATGCTTTTGTGGATGAGAAGGTTTATCATGATCATCTTGTTTACGAAAAAAACAAGGATAATCAGGCCGTTATCGAGCAGATAAAATTTCCTTCTATTCAGAAGTCAGAAACCGCAAAGTATATTTTTGAGTTTATAAATTATTTAACTCACCGAGTGCAAAATAATAGCATTACACCTTTCGCCAGGCTTGATGATATAAAGAATCATCTTGTTTCTCAGTGGTCATTTTTATTTCAAAGGCTGCTTTCTGAAAATCGCACTCGAGCATTAGAGTCGAAGCGCTATCAAGACTTTTCTGAAAGGTTGGATGATTTAAAGGCGGTTGTTCTAGCTTCTATCTCAGAGCGCAATTTGAGGGATATCGCAAAGGGTGCAATCCAGTTTAGGCATTTGATCAGTTTCGTTTCCACTTTGAATATGGAAGATCATCGTAGGGCCTTACTTTCAGAGCTGAAGTGGGAAGAACTGCTTCTGGAGGCTAAAATCGTAGAAGTTAAATTTTCGGAGGATGTCGATGGCACTTTTAGAGGGTTGGTATACCTAATTGTTGAAGATGGTACATTCTACCGTTGTCGTTTTCCTCGCAGACATTATGAGAACTTGAGGGCTGACTGGGCCCTGTTTTTGAGAACCACACCAGACATACGTGCTGCAATCACGGATGCGCTTTTGGAAGACCCAGAAATGGGGAGGTCACGAGAAGTGCGTTTAATTGGTACGACGCTGGAGCAGTACCTGGAAGAAGACCAGCAGCCTACTTTGGTTCGGCGTGCTGGTGGAAACTTCGCTATCATCGGCTAACTGATATTGTATCGGCTTTGCATTGTTGGATTATTCGGGTATGAATGATCCAACAACTTTTCCGCAAATATGCGTTTCTTCTGTTATTTCAATAATCGGATACTGAGGGTTGATCGGCTTCAAAAATTGCGTGCCGGCATCTTCTGCTAAAACTTTAAATGTAGCTTCATTTGTTCGCGGTACTCGTGCGATAACACGATCCCCCATCTTTGTTTCAGCATCAGGATCAACAAATATAATGCACCCTGTGGGATAGCTGCGGCCTGGTCCCGGATTTGTCATGGAGTCTCCAAGAACCTTTAATGCATATCCATGCTTACTGATCGAAACAGGGCAGGATAACCATGAGTCTGCGTCGTAGGCCTCGAAGTTCGATATCGCTTCACACCAAGCTCCGGCCTGTACCCAAGATATGAGCGGAACTCTCCCGAACCGCTGGTTAATTTCCCGGACATTGGCTGCGTCCCCGCCGGATAACGGAAGAACGTTGCTCTCACCAGTCTGTGCCTTTGGTACAACTCCATACTCCAGCCACTCGCGACGTACTTTGAGCCAGACGCAGAGTGCAGTCATGCTGTCTGCTTCGGGAATCGCTTCTCCATTAAGCCACTTGCTGATGGCCTGGGTGGTCTTATCGACTCCAAAATTTTTCAACTGACGATGGATATCCACACCACGACCACGGCTGCGTACACCAGCATCGTCAAGTGCTTCGTTTAGGCGCTCGCTAAAAGCTGCGCGGAGAGTATTTTTATCAACCATGAGTTGAGAGTCTCATAAAGGTTGCGCAATAGTCAGTTGATCTATAACATCAACCGCAAGTTGATAAATGGAGATTGTCATGTTGGACCCCGCAGATTTTCCGAGCGCGATTGCGTTCGCGTTTGAAGCCGTTGGCGGCATCGGGGCCGCTGCGAAGGTATGCAATAGAAGCTACCAAGCACTGAATAAATGGCGTCAGGCTGCATGCTTGCCGCGAACGGATTACACAGGTGAAACCCAATACGCTGAGTTGTTGGCGTCTGCAGCGAAGCAGAAAGGCAACGCTTTCCAAGCAGCTTGGCTGCTGAGCGCTTCAGCCCCTCAAAAAACTGCAGCGTAGTAAGAAAAAAGGCGACCCATAGGCCGCCCAGTTCCTCCCGGCACGCACCACCACAGCGCTGTCGGGTCGCGATTAAAGAAAGATGGGCACACCACATGCAACCACCTTCCTTTATCGCGCTTTTCCAAGGCTTGGAAGCCTTGGTGTTGCTGCCTCTTCCACCACAGATTTGGCAGCTGTTGCGCCAGGGGTGAGCAACGGATTGCTTGCCCCGGCACGGTGCCGGTATCGATCCCTAAGATCTAGCCGGCGTTTGGGCCCTTTCAAGCCACGCGGCAAATGTATCACCACCGCATGTCGCGCGGCACTGGCAACTTACAAGGATTAATGCCATGAGCCGTATCGCTCTGAGTTCTGTTGAGCGGGCGCAGCGGGAAGTTTTGCCGCTCGATCTCGCGCTTTACCATGCCGCGCGGGACTACCCCGGCGGCGCCGCAGCCATCGCCGCCACCACCGGCCGTAATGCGACCACGCTGCAACACAAGCTGTCCCCAACCCACCCAAGTCACACGGTGAATATTCAAGAGTTCGGCGAGATTCTGGAGCTGACCAAGGATCGCCGCATTCTGGATGCGGTGCATGCGTTGGTCGGTGACACGACTTGGCAGGAACTGGCGGAGGCGTACACCAACGATATGCCCGAGACGTTGACCACGGGGATTGCCGAGTACTTCCGACAAGTCGCGGATCTGGCGGATACCTGGGCCAAGAGCATTGGCGATGGTGTGGTTTCTGATGAAGAACTGGCCGCGATTCGCCTGCAGGTGTTTCGAGGCATTCAAGGGCTGTTGGGGTTGTTCAACCGCGCCACCTACGTCAATCAGACGACGCGGGGTACTGATCGTGGTTGATATCGTCGACTTCGCTAACGACCTGGTGCAGGAGCGTATTGATCAAGCGCTCGCCGCACGTCTCCTCACCGCCAAGCCAGCTTTGGCGGCGCATTCGTTTCTGTTCTGTGAAACCTGCGATGGCCCGATCCCCGAGGCGCGCCGTTTGGCGCAGCCCGGCTGTACGCAGTGCGTGGACTGCCTTTCTCTCATAGAACTGAAAGGGGCGCGCCATGCTCGATGAGGTACTGGGGCAATTCGCGGATTATGGCCTTGAGCCTGCGCAGCCATTGGTATTCGGCAAGCTGACCCGCTGCAAGACGATACAAGACAAGGGCAAGGAAAAGAACGGCTGGTATGTCGTTCATGAGCAGCGCACCGAGAAAGGCGAGACGCTGATCTTCGGTGCGTTCGGTGACTGGCGTTCGGGTGAGTCTCAGAAGATCAAGGTCAAGGCCGGGCGGATGTCGCCTGAAGAGCGCGAGGTTATGCGCGCTCGACAGGAAGAGGCCAAGCGCCGGGCGGCTGAGATCTCTGCAAACGCGGCACGCCGTGCGGCAAAGCGGGCGGCGGGCATGTTCAAGCGCATGCCGGAGAAGGGCCGTAGCGACTATCTGGATCGCAAGCAGATTGTCGGCTTCGGCGTTCGGTATGCGCCGCGCTCCGGTGCGTTTCTGGTGCCGATGAGCAATGTGCGTGACGAGATTGTCGGCCTGCAGGTGGTGTTCCCCACCAAGCAAGAGGACACCGGTCGGGACAAGTCCTATTGGCCTTACGGCATGTCGAAGGAGGGCGCTTTCCATCTGATCGGGCCGCACCCGGATCCGGGCGAGCCGGTGCTGGTGTGTGAGGGCTACGCGACCGGCGCAAGTCTGCATATGGCCACGTCATTGACCGTGGCCGTTGCGTTTGATGCGGGCAATTTGCTGGTGGTTTGCAAGGCCATGCGCGAGCGTTTCGCCGGTTGCCCGCTGATCATCTGCCGAGACGATGACTGGAAGACAACGAAGCCGAATGGCGACGCGTGGAACCCCGGTGAAGAGAAAGCCAACAACGCGGCGTTAATTGTCGGCGGCCAGGTGGTCGCGCCGATCTTTTCCAGTGAGCGGGAAGCCAAGTGGACCGACTTCAACGATCTGCATGTTGCGGAAGGTTTGGAGGCTGTGCGCCGTCAGGTGTTGGCGGTGGTCAAGCCGCCGGCTGCTGGTGGTTGGAAGGATCTGCTAGCCCGTAGCGAAAGCGGCGCGCTGATTGCGCACATGCAGAACGTCGAGTTGATCCTGGCCAACGATGAGCGTTGGGCCGGGGTGATCAGCTACAGCGCATTCAGTTCGAAGATCGTGAAGCTGCGTGCGGCGCCTTATGGCGGCGGCACGGGCGATTGGGCGGACATTGATGATGTGAGGGTGATGAAGTGGCTCGCGCAGCAGTACAACTTGCGGGTCAAGGCCTCGCATGTGATCGAGGCGGTGAGTGTGGTTGCGCATGACCATGCGTTTCATCCAGTGAGGCAGTACCTGCGCAAGCTGCAGTGGGATCGGGTGCCTCGGCTTGAAAGTTGGCTTACCGATGTCATGGGCGTGAAGGCGACAGATTATTCGGCGAAGGTTGGCAAGCGCTGGATGCTATCGGCTGTAGCGCGGGTAATGAAGCCCGGCTGCAAGGCTGACTCGGTGATGATTCTCGAAGGTGCGCAGGGCGCTGGTAAGTCGACCGCAATGAGCATTCTTGGCGGCGAGTGGTTCATGGACACGCCGTTTGCGCTGGGCGACAAGGACGGCTTTCAGGCGATCCGGGGCAAGTGGATCGTTGAGCTGGGCGAACTGGACAGTTTCAATAAGGCTGAGAGTACCAAGGCGAAACAGTTTTTTTCAGCGTCCACGGACACTTACCGCGAGAGCTACGGCCGCAGAACGATGGACGTGCCACGCCAGTGTGTTTTCGTGGGTACAACTAACCAAGACGAGTACCTGAAGGACGCCACCGGCAACCGGCGTTATTGGCCGGTCGCGTGTACCAAGGTGGATCTGGAGTTGTTGCGCTCGATACGCGATCAGCTGTGGGCCGAGGCGGTGTTCTGTTACGACGCGGGCGATCTTTGGTGGGTGACGCTGGATGAGGCTGCGATGTTCGGCGAGGAGCAGGACGAGCGTTTTGTTGTGGATGAATGGGAAGGGCCGATTCTGACCTGGCTGGAGGAGTCGCAGATCGGTGAGACGACCACCGGGAGCGAGGTGCTGGCCAGTGCACTTAAGTTGGACTTTGGGCATTGGGGCAAACCTGAGCAAATGCGGGTCGGTGCGATCATGCATCGGCTAGGTTGGCGGCGCGTTCGGTTGCCTGCATTGGTGAAGAGTGGACAGCGGCCTTGGGCTTACAAGAAGCCGTCAGGGTGGGGCGGTGCTTCGGCGTTACAGCGTGAAGCGTTCGAGGAGCCTTGTTTTGATTAAGGAGATCGATTCGCTGCTTAGGTTGTGGGCGCAGGAGCTGCATTCAGAACATTCGAAAGGAGGGCTGGCTGGGGGAAATATGGTTGCCATGATGATGGAGAGCAACGGGCAATTGATCAGGGGGCGACGTGCTTTCCGCGCGCCGCTGGAGAGTTCGTTGGACATTGAGCTGATCGTGACCAAGCACCTCGCGCCAGAGCTGGTGACGGTGGTGCGGGAGCATTACTGCACGCTCGATGTGGATATGCGCTTGCGGTATGCCCACTGCGGTTGTGGCCGCGACACGTACTACCAGCGTTTGCATGAGGCGCATCTGCAGATCTTCGGCGTGATGATGGGGCTGGCTGCGTGACCCCAGGCATTGTTCCGGTTGAGGTTGTCCCACTGGCCCGTCTTGTCTCGCTGCGTTTTGATGCAGTGGGACAGGTGCGGGCCTTGTCGTTGTTGGGGTGTCCCACCGTCCCGCCTAGTAGTGCCTCCCGCCCGTGTAAGCGTAGCGGGCGAGCAGTACGCGCTTACGCGCGAACGCGTGTTCTTTAAATTTCTTCCTTTACACGAGAAAGGAGAAGGATAAGTAGGACAGTGGGGCGAAGCCCCGAATTTAGGCGCTCTCAGGCGTCCCACTTCGATTTTGAAAAGTGGGACGTATGGGACACCGCCGCAACAACAGAATGCCGTGGTGGTGTATTCGCCGACATTCGCTAGGCGTTCACCCTGTGTTACCCACTTATTCACCGGGTGGCATTAAAACAGGGTTGCTGCCACCGGAATCGACCTGTAAAAAGTAGCCATCTTCGATAGGTGCGACCGCAGAGAGCGGCAGGCACCACACCACCAAACCCGGCCATTGCGCCGGGTTTTTGCGTTCATGGGGTAGGCGATGACAAGCGAGCAACAAGCACTGGCAGAAATGCCGATCTGGTTAGTGATCGTCCTGGCTCTGGTCGGTGGCGTATCGGGGGAGATGTGGCGAGCAGACAAGGATGGGGCGCGGGGCTGGGCGTTGTTGCGCAGGCTCGCGCTTCGTTCCGGTGCCTGCATTGTCTGCGGGGTGTCGGCGATGATGCTGATGATCGCCGCCGGGATGTCGCTTTGGACGGCGGGCGCGCTGGGTTGCCTGACGGCGATGGCGGGCGCAGATGTTGCCATCGGGCTTTACGAACGCTGGGCTGCCAAGCGGCTGGGCGTCTGCGAAGTCCCACCAGCCGGGGGCGAAAAGGGGTGATGCACCGATCTGGTGCGCCAAAAAGCGCCGGGGACCCTAGGGGTATCTGAAGGACACGGGGTCGGAAACCCGCGGGATCGTGTTAGCGGGCGGTTCACCTGCTTAGTGAACTGAGGTGAACTGGGGGTGAACAGGTGAACTCGCGGGGTGAACTGGAGAAATTAACCATGACAATCATCAGCAAAACGGAGTTTGCGGCCCGGCGCGGGTGGGCCAAATCCTATGTTTCCAAATTGGCCAGCCAGGATCGGCTGGTGCTTACCGAAAACGGCAAGATTGATCTTGAGGCTACTGAAGCGCTGCTCGATAAGACCAGCGACCCAAGCAAGGCCGCAGTCGCCGAACGTCACCAGCAAGAGCGGATTCAGCGTGACGTTTACAGTCAACTGTCCCCACTGACTGAGCCGACTTCCACGGCTGCGCCGCCGCAACTCATACCAGTCGATGGCAAACACCCCGACTACCAGAAGTCCCGCGCGCTGCGCGAACACAACATGGCCAAACTGGCCGAGATCGAACTGGGCAAAGCGCAAGGCTCATTGGTGTCCCGGGAGGCAGTAGAGACCGGTGCCTATGACGCGGGTCGTTTGTTGCGCGACCAGCTGTTTGGACCGCTGCCGCAACTGTCCTATGACTTGGCGGCGATGACGGATCCCTGGCAAATCGAAAAACACCTGACGGCGACAATTCGTCGGACGCTGGAAGAAGCTGAGCGCCTCTCTTCAGCGGATCTTGAACACGCCCTGATAGCGGATTAAACCCATGCACACGGAATTTTCTGACGGTGCAAAGGTGTACCGTGAGAATTACTTCCGTGGACTGCGTCCTGATCCCGATCTCTGGATCGATGAATGGGCCGACGAGTACATGCGAATCCCGCGAGACACCGGCGCCCCAGAGCCAGGCCAGTACCGCACCTCGCGGACACCTTATGCTCGCGAACCGATGCGCTGCCTGTCGCCAGCTCACCCTTGCAGGCGCGTGGTCACCATGGTGGCCTCGCAGTTGATGAAAACCCAGATCGCCCTCAACTGGATGGGTGGCCTGATCCACATGGCGCCTTCAAACATCCTGGCCTTGCTGCCCAGCCTTGGATTGTCCAAGCGGGTCTCGGGGCGGATCAGCAAAACCATCAAGGCCACCCCGGTGCTGCGTGAGCGCGTGGCCACCAGCCGCTCACGGGATGCCCGCAATACGATGGACACCAAGGAATTTGAAGGTGGTTCGCTGTACGTGACCACCGCCGGTTCTGCGGCCAACCTCTCGGAGCTGTCGGCACGTTACATCTATGGCGACGAAGTCGACCGCTGGGAAAACGATGTCGGTCAGGAGGGGGATCCCATCAGGCTGGCCGAAACGCGGGCGACCAACTTCGGGCGCAACGCCAAGATCTATTTTTCCAGCTCGCCGACGATCAAGGGTGCCTCGCGGATCGCCGATCTGTTCGAATCCAGCGACCAGCGTCACTATTATGTGCCGTGCCCCACCTGCGGCCATATGCAGGTGTTGGAGTGGGAGCGGCTGCACTACAGCGCGGACTTCGCCACCGTGCATTACGAGTGCGCCGCTCCTGAATGCGACGTGCTGATCGAGGAGCACCACAAAAGCGATATGCTCGCCCGAGGTGAGTGGCGCGCGCATGGTCGTGGCGATGGCAAGACCGTGGGGTTTCATCTCAGCGCCCTGTATTCGCCGACCGGCTGGATGGATTGGGCCTCGCTCGCCGTCGAGTTCGAGGATGCGAAAAAAGCCCAGTCACAAGGCGATACCAGCCTGATGCAGGTGTTCTACAACACCCGTCTGGCGAAGGTCTGGGACAGCGCGCTTGAACAGACCAAGGCGGAAGTCTTGATCGCGCGGGCGCGTCTGGAAAGCTACACCCTAGGCGCTATGCCGACCGGCGTACTGATGCTGACTGGCGCCGTCGACGTCCAGGCTAACCGCCTGGAGCTGATGGTGATGGGCTTCGGCGTCGGCATGGAGCGGTGGGTTGTTGACCACCAGATCATCTGGGGCGACCCGGCAGACGAACGCACCTGGGCGGTGCTGGACGAGAAACTTAAGGCTCGTTACCGGCATCCCTGCGGTGTGGGTCTAGCGATTCTCGCCGTGGGTGTCGACTCCGGCGGTCATCACACCGATGAGGTCTACCAGTTCTGCCGCGTTCGCCGCTGGCGCAACATCTTCGCCATCAAGGGCGCAAGCAAGCCTGGTAGGCCGGTGATTGCACAGCGCCCATCCATGGTTGACGTGACGTGGAAAGGCCAGACCGAACGCAACGGCGCCGAGCTGTGGTTCGTTGGCACTGACACCGCCAAAGACTGGATCTACAACCGCTATCCATTCCCAGACGGGCCGGGATCGCTGCACTTTGCCAACGACCTTCCGGACGAGTTTTTCGCCCAATGCGTCGCCGAACGCAAAGTCGTTCGATACGTGCGCGGGCACAAGCGCATCGAATGGGTGAAGGGCAAGGCTGAACGCAACGAAGCGCTCGACCTGATGGTGTACTGCCTCGCGATGGCGCATTACCTCGGCATCAACCGTTACCAGGAACACGATTGGGACAGGGTGCGACAAGCCCTCGCTCAGTCCGGCTTGTTCGATGACGCCTTGAGCATCAAGCCTGTTCAGGGCGAGCGACTTGATGTTGAGCAAACAGCGGCGCCCGCCGCTGTGCGCCAAGCCCAGCCCGCACCACCACCCGCTGCACCGGTTGCGCAAGCGCGACCGGCAGCACCCCCTCAACGCCGCAGCTCAGCCAGCGGCTACCTGAAGAGACGCTGATATGTCCTTTACGAAAAAGCACCTCGACGCGGTTGAGGCGGCCATCGCACGCGGTGAGAAAACTGTGCGCTACACCGACCGTACCGTGGAATACCGCACGGTCGATGAACTGCTCAAGGCGCGTGAAGAAATACGCTCGTCACTTGCCAGCGCCGCCGGGCCACGCTCACGTGTGGTCCGGCTGTACCACGCAGGGAAGGGGGTCTGATGGCCCGACACTTCCCAACGCTGACCCGCAACGGATTTGTCCTGCCGTCCAACATCAAGGCCAGTTACGAAGGCGCTGGAGAAGGGCGCCGCTCTACTGGCTGGGACGCTCCCGACAACGGGATCAACAGCATCAACACTCCCGCCCTGCGCAATCTGCGGTCGCGCTCGCGGGCGGCGGTTCGCAACGACCCCTACGCCTTCAATGTCATCGACAAGCGCGTCAGCAACCTGATCGGCACCGGTATAACGCCTCGGCCGACAACCGACGATGATGCTTTGCGCAAGCTGCTGCAGGAACTCTGGTGCGATTGGGTCGATGAGTCTGATGCGGATGATCGCACCGACTTTTACGGCCAGCAGGCGCTGGTGGCGCGCACGGTGGAAACATCGGGCGAGTGCTTCGTCCGGTTGCGTCCTCGCAGTTTGGACGAAGGTTTGGCGGTTCCGCTGCAGCTGCAAATCTTGGCGCCGGAATTCGTGCCGCACGACAAATTCGAGAGCACCAAAAACGGCAACGTCATCCGCGCCGGCATCGAGTTCACCCCGGGCGGCAAGCGGGTGGCGTACTGGATGTACCTGTCGCATCCGCGCGATGCAGCCTCGCTGAACGCCGGCTACAACCAGCTGGTCCGCGTGCCGGCGGCTCAGGTGCTGCACATCTTCGAACCGGTGGAACCGGGCCAGTTGCGCGGTGTGCCGCGATTGTCGCCGGTGCTCAAGCGTCTACGCAGTCTCGACAACTACGACGACGCGGTGCTGTTCCGTCAGGAAGTGGCCAACCTTTTTGCCGGTTTCATCAAGCGTCCGGCACCGGAGTCGGGGCAAGCGCCACGCGATCCAGTTACCGGCGCCTTGCTGGATCTGGATCGCGACGGATTCACCCCGATGGTCGCGCTCGAACCCGGCACCATGCAGGAACTGGGCGCGGGAGAGGAGGTTGAGTTCTCCAAACCACCAGACGCCGGCAACAACTACCCGGACTTCATGCGGCAACAACTGATGGCTGCTGCAGCGGGGTCGGGCACGCCTTACGAGATCCTCACTGGTGACATGCGCGGGATCAACGACCGAGCACTGCGGGTGGTGCTCAACGAGTTTCGGCGCCGCCTGGAACAACTGCAATTCAGCGTGTACGTGCATCAACTCTGCCGCCCGGTCCGAGCGGCGTGGATGGACATGGCGGTGCTGTCTGGCGTTCTGGTGCTGGACGATTACGCACAGAAACGCCGCCAGTACCTGCGCACTCGATGGGTGCCACAAGGCTGGGCCTACATCCAGCCAGTACAGGACGTGCAGGCACGCCGGATGGAGGTACAGGCCGGGTTCTCTTCTCGCAGCGAGATGGTGCTGCGCACCGGCTACGACTCCGAAACGGTCGATCTGGAAAACGCTGCCGATCTGGCACGGGCTACAGAACTGGGCCTCAACTACAACACCCTTTATGCCGTCGAAGACACTGACGACAAGGAGCAACCATGAGCAAACAAGCGCGACCGCGCATTTACAACCGCGCAGGCAAACGCGTCGAAGTTCAGGATAAGACCTGGTACGCCCTGCAGGCCAGCGGAGAGGCCACCGAGCGGGTGATCGAGGTTTTCGTCTATGGCGAGATCGGCGCGTGGGGCATCACTGCCAATCAATTCGTGCAGGATCTGCGCGCCATGGATGATGGCGTGTCTCCGGTGGTGGCCGCGTTCAACAGCATCGGCGGCGACCTGTTCGACGGACTGGCCATGCACAACGCGCTGTCGCGTTTGGGCGAGCGTTGCACCGGACGTATCGATGCGCTTGCTGCCAGTGCCGCGAGTGTCGCCGTGTGCGGTGCACACCGCGTAGTAATTGCGGCGAACGCCATGTTGATGATTCACAACCCATACACCTATGCAGGCGGTGGCGCTGAGGACTTTCGACGGGTCGCTGATGTATTGGATCAAACCTTGGAGGCGATCATCGCGGCCTATAAGGCCAAGGCGCCGGACATTGATGACGCCGAGTTGCGGCGAATGGTTGATGCTGAAACCTGGCTGACTGCCAACGAAGCAGTGGCTCTTGGACTTGCAGACGAAGTTGGGGACGGCATCAAAGTCAAAGCATGCCTCGGTCAAGGCGCGGTGTTGCAACGATTCCAGCACGCTCCGGCTGAGTTGGTGGCCCAGCTCGACGAGCCACCTGAACCGGATCCCGAACTCGAACCTGTCGATCCGCCGCAGGTGGCGCCTGTAGTGGACTCGGCCAAGTTGGCATTGATGATTACTCAGCGCTGCACGGCGGCGGGCATCAGCAACCTGATTGAGCCGCTGCTCAATTCCACCCAGCTCGAAAGCGAGGAAATCGTTCTCGCCGGCCTAGCACGCGCCAAGGCGGTGAACGACCTCTGCGTGGCCGCGCGTCTGCCCGAATTCAGCGCCGAGTATGTCGCGGCAGGGCTGGATGCGGCGGCGGTCCGGGCGCGTCTGTTCGACAAGATCGTTACCAGCGGCAAAGGCTTTGAAATCGACAACAGCCTACCACTGGACGATGACCCGGCACCTAAGGTGCAAGCCAAGAAAATTGATCAGCCATCTATCTGGTCGGCCCGCCAAGCTGCCCACACAGGTAAATCCCATTCCGCTACAGGAGCAAGACGATGACGATCCAACGAGAGCCGATGCATGCAGGTGAATTTCTCCTGTCCGAAGCGGCTGGCACCATTTCCCGCGAGGCAATCAATGTCGCTGCCGGCCCTGCATTAGAGCCGGGGCAGATCCTCGGTTTAGTCAGCCTGACCGGCGAATTCGCCCCGTACAACCCAACGGCCGAAGACGGCAGCGAAAACGCTATCGCCATTCTCTACGGTCCGCTGGGTGAATCGGACGTGGTTCGGCGCGGTCGTGCTGTGGTGCGGCTGGCCGAAGTCAGCGAAGCGCACCTGACCGGTCTGGATCCGGCAGCCGAAAAAGCACTGGCCACCCACTTCCTGATCGTCCGCTAAAGACGATCGCCACCAATTATCCAGCCCGCCCTGTGCGGGTTTTTTGCTTTCTGGAGATAGCTTCATGGCTGACATTGAAATCTTTAACGATGATGCGTTCTCGGTCTCTTCGCTGACCGCCGCCATCAACGAACAGGAATACCTCCCGGGTCGCATCAGCAGCCTCGGTCTGTTTCAGGAGGAGGGCATCACCACTCTGACGGTCCAGATCGAAAAGGACGGCGACACCCTGGCCTTGGTACCAGCCGGTGAGCGTGGTACATCCGGTTTGGTCGTCGGTGGCAGCAAGCGCAACCTGATCCCGTTCAACACCGTGCACCTGCCGCAACGCTTCGCCATCAAGGCCGATGAGATCCAAGGCATTCGCGCCTTTGGCACCCGTTCGGAACTGCAAGCCGTGCAGGACGTGGTCAACAAGCGTTTGGGTAAAGCTCGTCGACAGCTCGACGCTACGCACGAATTCCAGCGCATGGGTGCGCTGAACGGCCAGATTCTGGACGCAGATGGCAAAACCGTGTTGCTCGACATTTACAAAACGTTCGGTGTGACCCGCAAAAAAATGTCCATGGGACTCGACAATCCTGACACGGAATTTCGCGTTAAGTGCGGCGAAGCGCTGGATCTGCAGGAAGAACAGTTAGGCAGCATTACCAGCAGTGGTTCGAGAGCGTTCTGCGGTAAGAATTTCTGGAATCAGCTCCTAAAGAACGTAAAGGTGAAGGAGACTTTCCTCAACACCCAGCAAGCCGCAGCGTTGCGCGGTGATGCCCGTGAAAGCTTCGAATTCGGCGGCATTGTCTGGGAGCGTTATCGCGGCAAGATCGCCGGTGTGTCGTTCGTCCACGACGATAAAGCACTGCTGATTCCCGAAGGCGTGCCAGACCTCTACATCTCGGTGTTTGCACCGGCTGACTATATGGAAACGGTCAACACTGAAGGCGTGCCGTACTACAGCAAGATCGAACCGATGCCGTTCAACAAAGGCATGGCCGGTGAAGCGCAATCTAACCCGTTGCACCTGTGCACTCGGCCACTGGCCCAGATCCTGTTGGAACTCTGACCGTGGGCTTTCGCGATCTGATCGCCGAGGTCGACGCGGTGGTGTTCGAAACGCTCGGCGATACCGCACGGATCGAGGGTCGCGACGAACCAGTGTTCGGCATGTTCGCCGCGCCCTGGCTGCAACCCAAGTTCGGCAAGCTCAACACCGGGTTGCGCGAGCCGCGCTTCGAGATTCGCGTCAGCGATTCGCAAGGTCTGGAACAGGGCATGCTGGTCAGCGTCGACTTGCCTGCCCTGGATGGCGGCGGTGACTACGACCTGATACAGCTCGAACCGAGCGGCGACGGACTGGTCGCCCTGATTCTGAGGTTGCGGCCATGAGCGTCGGCAGCTATTTCAAACCCTCGGCCGGGGGCGGGATGATCTCTATCCAGTCCTCGGCCGCAGATTTTCAGGCGTTCCAAGACTTTGCCAAGGTGGTGCCGAAAGCGGCTGCTGCGGCGCATCGGCGTGCGATCAACAAAACGTTGGGCTGGTTGCGCACGCACATCGCCCGAGCCGTCAGCCGGTCAGAGCGCATTGCCGTAGCAGCGGTGCGTCAACGGTTGCGCAGCTATCCGGTTTCCGGCGGTGCCGCGAGCGGCAAACTGTGGTTCGGTTTGAACGCCATCGAGTCCAGCCGGATCGGGCGGGCGCGGCAGACCGGGAGCGGCGTGTCAGTGGCGGGGCGGCGTTACCAAGGTGCCTTTCTCAAAAAGGTGTACGGCAACAAACCCGACATCTGGATACGCACGGCCAGCAAGCATTTCAACGCGGATGACTTCCCCGACAGCACGGTGTCACCCGGTCGCGGGCCGAGTTCGGGGTGGGTCGCCGAAAACGGTAGTCGTTTCCCGCTGGCCAAGGCCAAGGTGTCGCTGGAGCAAGCCCGGCCGCATTTCGACAGCTGGGTCAAAAAGGCAGATGAGCGTCTGCTGGAGATTCTCAAGCAGGAACTCAACTTTGAGCTGCAGAAATACCTTAAGAGGATCGGCAATGTCTGAAGAACCGTTCAGCCTGGACCAGCTTTATCGGGCGGTAGAGCAGCATCTGCGTACCCACTTGCCTGGCGTGCAGGCCGTCACGGCCTGGCCAGACATTAAGGATCGCGTGTTGCTGCCAGCGGTGTTTCTGGAGGTGGCCGAGATCGAGCCGGGTACCGATATCGGCACCGGCGAAACCTCGCTGGTCTGCAAGTTCGAGGCTCGCATCATTGTTGACCCGATCAAGCCGCACCACCATCAACAGGCCGTGCAATTGGCGACGCAGTTGGCGGTGCTGCTGCGTTCGCAGACGTGGGGGTTGGCAGTTGAACCCGCCGAGTTTGTGCAATCGCTGCAGGACTGGACCCAGCCGCACCTGGATGGATACACCGTGTGGCTGGTGGAGTGGACTCAGCAAGTCTATCTCGGCCCGGAGGAATGGCTCTGGCCTGACGAGCCGCCGGGCATGTTGCTCATTGGATTCAACAACGACGCCAAAGAGGACTTTGCCCCTGCGGAGGATGTGTGAGCAGCTACGCGAGCGCCCAGCATGACCGCATGATCGCAGGGGCGATAAAGGCTTGCTATGTGGTTGCGTTGGATCTGTCCGCTTCGCCGCCGGTATGTCGCGTGTCGGATGGCAGTGAATGGGTCAGCGCTTGGGTGCGGTGGCACAGCATCGCCGCCGGCAAGGCTAGGCACTGGCGGGCGCCGTCTTTGGGCGAGCAGGGCAGTTTGATCAGTCCCAGCGGTGACGTGTCACAAGGCACGTTTGTCCCGGGCTTGTATGGCAATGCCGGACCGCCGCCAGATAACCGCGACCACGTCGAGGTCTGGCGTTTTGATGATGGCGGCTCGCTGGTCTACGACTGGCAGGCCAAGTCTTACACCATCACCCTGCCGAGTGGCACGGTGGCGATCAAGGTCGGCGGCACGGACGTCGTCGTTACGGATAACGCGGTAACGGTGAAGTCGGGAACGATTGATCTTGAAGCGACCGTGAATATCAAAGGGCCTGTCAATATCGACGGAGCGTTATCCGTAACGGGCAACATCGACGGCGCTGGCAACATCATGGCCGTCGGCAACAGCGACAACCACCACAAGCATTAACCCAAACATTCATCCAGCCCGCCCAGTGCGGGCTTTTTCATGCCTGGAGAATCACATGGCCAAGATCGATATGACCTCAACCGATGCGCAAACGTCCACGGAACCGGCATTGTCATCCTCAACTTACTCATCGCCTGAGTCCTTGAAATTCCGCGACAAGCTCTACACGTCGCGACTGGTGATCGTGCCCGGTACTGACCGTTCCTATCCGGTCGACAAGGCGACGGTCGTGGTGCCGGCCGCCGACATCGAAGCGGTCAAGTTCCTGAAAGCCAGCGAAGAATACGAGCCGTTCAAGGAGTGACATAGATGATCGGAATGGATCGCCACACCGGCCAACCCATTTCCGGCATCAAGCACTTGCGCCAATCCGTCGCAGACATCTTGGGCACGCCGCTGGGCAGTCGCCGGCACCGTATGGAATACGGCAGCAAGCTGCGCCGGTTTGTCGATTTGCCCGTAAACGAGGGCTGGAAAAGCGCCGTACAGGCTGAAGTCGCCCGCGCTCTAGGGCGCTGGGAGCCGCGTTTGAAGCTGGAACAGGTGCGCGTCATTTCCGTCATTGGCGGGCAAATCAATCTGCAAATCGTCGGGAAGTACCTGGGCGACAGCGTCACGTTGGAGGTGGCCGCATGAGTACCGTTGATCTGTCGTCGTTGCCGGCACCGACCGTGTTGGAGCCTTTGGACTTTGAAGAGGTTTATCAGGACGGGCTGGGCGTGTTTCGCGGGTACATGGGCGGCAACTGGACGGCCGCGCTGGAAAGCGATCCGGTGGTCAAAGTGCTTGAGGTTGGGGCTTACAACAAGGTCGGCAACCGCGCCCGGGTCAATGACGCCGGCAAGGCGCTATTGCTGGCGCACGCCATTCGCGGCGACCTCGATCACTTGGGGGCCAACG